TCAACCTGTTGAAACTTTCCGCCGTCGATCTCGGGACTTTTCTCGGGACTTCGTGACGCGCTCCATCGCAGCGAGGACGTCGCTCGTCAAGGCGTGGCTGTACTTAGCCGTGGTCGTGATGTCGCGGTGGCCCGCCAGCTGTTGGGCGATCCGCAGGTTGCCGGTCGCGCGCAGCACGCGGGTCAAGGCCGTGTGGCGGTTGTCGTGCCAGCGATAGTCGGCGATCCCGGCCGCCTCGAGCGCGTTCGTCCAGACGCGTCGCAGCCCCGCCTTGGTGATCGGCAGGCGATCCCCGAGCTTCCGGCGCCCGCGCGCCTGGTGCACGACGTAGGTGAACACCCGCGTCTCGTGATGGCCGCGGCAGCGACCGAGGATCTCTCGGATTGCCGAGGAGATCGGCAGCACGTGCGGCTCCCCGCCCTTCATGATGATGCGGATGACCCCCTGCCCTTCGTCGATCTGCGACCACGTCAGCTGCAGGGCGTTGGCCTGGCGCACGCCGGCGGCGATGGCGAATTCGAGCAGCGGGAGATAGTCGGGCCGGATCGCCGCGAAAAGGCGATCCTCCTCGTCGGTCGTCAGTTCGCGGACGCGCTCGCGCGGCTCGGCCATGCGATGGGCCGACCAGTTCGGCGGGCGCGGGATCGCGACGCCCCATGTGCGGGCGGCCCGGCCGAAGATGCGGGCAAGAGGCTCTACGACCGTACGGTTGACCGTGGCGGGTCCGGCGCCGCCGGCGCGGCGCTTGGCGACGAGCTCGGCCATATCGGCATCGGAGACGTCCGCCAGCCTCGACGTGCCGAAGTGGTCGACGAAGCGCTCGATCGCCTTCCAGGTGGTCGCGCTGTTGACGTGGTGCTCGCCGACCTCGGCCCAATAGCGGCCGCAGGCGACGTCAACGGTCATGTCGGACAAGCCGGCGGCAGCCTTCGCCTTGTCCTCCGCGACGACGCGGCGGGCCTTCTCGCGTTCGGCTCGCTCTACTCGTTCCGCTTCTCGGCGGCTCGTCGCGCCCGTAGTTCCGTGAAAGCGACGACCGTCGAGCTGGAAGTCGAAGTGCCAGAACGGGCTCGTCTTGTGCTTGTAGACCGACACTGCGGCATCTCCCGGCGCCGGCGGCGGGCGTAGAACGCGGCGACGTCGATCAGGGTGAAGTGTCGCCGCGGCCGCTTCAAGCCCTCACCCATCGCAACGTAGCTGATCTCGCCGTCCTGCACGAGGCGGCGCAGCGTTCCGACGTCGACGCCCATCAGCCGGGCGAGCTCGGCGATCGACAGCGACGCGCGCTGTTCGAACGCCCTGCGGATGGGCTCCGGGACTTCGTCAACGTCAGGGCGAAGCCGGGTCATTGCCTGCGCACCCTGACGTGCGCCATGGGGACATCGGCCGATGGGCCGTTGGGATCGGTCCCGAAACCGTGCTCGCGGAGCCACGCCTTGCTCTCGCGAACCATCTGCTTGGTCGACCCGGGCCACTTGAGGCGCGCCTTGTGGATACTCGCCAGGGGTACCAGCGGATGGATGACCGAGGCTCGCATCTCCGGCGTCAGGAGAGCGAGGGCGCCCTCGGTCGTCGGATTGCGAAGCACGGCCTTCGCCTGGGGAGACAAGCCGAACGGCATCGTTGGGCGGGCGCCGGTCAGCACGACCCGACCTCCGCCTCGACGATCTTCGAACCGGGCGCCTGCCGCAGGTACGCCAGCACCGACTTGAGGACCGGGATGCCCCAGTCCATGACCAGATTGTCGTCAAGGACGGACTCGATCGCGGCGGCCGCGCCGGCCCTCGTCGTCGTCTCCGGCGTCTCGTCCCTCAGTTCGCGGAGCGGCGGGCCGTAGGTCGCTTCGGCGGCCTTCTGCTCATCCTCGATGTCGTTGAGGAGATCGCTCGGCGTCTCGCCATAGCGCCGATTGCCGTCGATCCAGCGCTCGATGAGGGTGAGCATCGGGTCCGGCGCGACGGGGAGCGCCCCGACCGCCGGAGGAACCGCCAGGAGGTCCGCGATGAGGCTGTTCGCAATGCGGAGGTCCGTCGTGTTCTGGTCAACGACCAGATCGACCGGGTCGTCATGGTAGCACCACTGGATCGCCCGGGCCTTGATGCGAAGCCCTTCGATCGTCGATGCCGGGATCGCTACAATCTGATCGATGATCGCGTGCGTGCTCGCATAGGTAGCATCGAGCGCTACATCTTCGTCTTCGTACTGGCCCGCGTTGTAGGCCGCCTCGATGGCCTTCTCGGCGGCAATCGCGTCTTCGAGCTCGCCGCCGAGATGCTTCAGCTCCACGTCGGACTGCTTGAGGTAGTCGAGAGCGCTGCCGAGGAACGATCGGTGCCACGGTTCAACGAGGGAGTAGCCAATCTCGGACAATATCAGCTCGATCGCGGCCAAGGCACCTTGGTAGCTGGCCGTGCGCGGGGTGTGCGCCACTATGTCGGCGAGGATCGGCCGCCACGTCGCTTCGGCCAGCTCGTTCGCAGCCGTATCATCGAAGCTATCGGCGTCCTCGCCGAAGGCGGCGTAGAAGCGCTCGAGCGCGCCCTTCCATCGGACGATGGTATCGAGCATGGGATCGGCGCTCGGCTCCATCGGGCTGAGAACGCCGAATGTCGTCGGCGTCACGTCGCGGGCATACTCCACCCGTTCGCTCGCATGGTGTCCCATGGCGCGTTCCTTTCGGAGGTTGGTGCTGTTGCTGGCGCCGCTAGTGTCGCGGCAGGTTCGTCCTCAGAAACTCGATGCCGGCGGGCGTGACTTCGACGCGGCTGCTCGGAACCTGTCGGCCGTCGGGGTACTGCAGGATCACTGGCACGTTGACGAGGAAGCCGGCCGCGACCTGTTCGCTGGCCGCGACGTCCGTGTACTCGTCGCCGGCGGCGTCGCGGCCGCGCCAGTCGACCTTGATGACCTCGCTCGGCACGTTCGGCTCTCCTACATTCGTTATCGAAGAGTTAATTCTCTACGTTATAGTCTGTCAATACCCTAAATTATGCCGCCCACCCCTGTCGCTCTTGCGAATCATTCGTTCTTGCTTTGTTCCAGTTCCGGAGTCAGCCTGAACGAAAGCAAGGGGGACAGGGCCGTGGCGTTGATCACCTACTTCGTCGTGCAGCCGTTCGAACGAAGCCCGCGGGGCGTGGTCTATGCGGCCCCGGCGTGCCAGGCACAGAGCGAGGACCATGCGGTGCGGCTGGCGGAGCGCCTGGCGGCCCGCCACGGCGGGGCGATCGCCTTCTGCCGAACCGGCGACCCCGAGCTCGGCGACTATGACGACGCGGAGATCCTGCGCGTGTGCGGCGAGGTTCCCCGCGACACCCTGGACGCGGCCCGCGCCGCCTGACCGAGGAGAGAACGATGAGAGGCGAGACCCCCACCATCAAGGCATCCGTTGCCGGGCGGCAGACCGTCTACGTGGTCCAGCCCTTCGAGATGCGGCAGCAAGGACGACGGACCGGGCTTGCACCGGCGTCGCCGATCCCGGCGCGCGACAGCAGCCATGCGAAGCTGCTACTCGAGCGGACCGCGCATCGAACTGGCATCGTGGGCGTGGTGGCGTTCTCTCGCACGGGCGACCCGGCGACCGGCGACTATGACGACGCCATCATCATCGGCCAGGTCGGGCAGGTTCCGGAGGAGTTGGCTTGAGGCTGTTCGGACTGATCCTCGCCGCGGCGCTGACGCTGGCGACCGCGGCTAGCGCCGAGAATGCCATCCGCGTCACCGACGGCGACACGATCCGGATCGGGGATGAGCGCATCCGCATCATGGGGATCGACGCCGCGGAGATGAACTGCCGGTGTGCTCGGGAGTGCCGGCTCGCCCGGAAGGCGACGGACCGTCTCCGCGATCTGCTGGCGGTCGGCTACGTCACGATCGAGCGGAAGGGCCGGGATCGCTACCGGCGCACGCTGGCGATCGTGCGCGTTGGCGGGAGGGACGTCGGCGAGGTCATGATCGCCGAGGGCTTGGTCCGCCGCTACAACGGACGGACCAAGCGGGCGCCGTGGTGCTAGCTTGACATTTCCGTCTAAATATGATTGACCGAAAAATCAAATGGCGATCAAATATGATTGCCCCCATAAGCCATTAATTTTAATGAGGAAATCCGCCACCTCTGCAAGGCACGCACTCTTGAATCAAGCTCCCTATGCCCAATAGGGGACATAGTAGCCAGTTCGAGGGTTCCAGGATTCCGACTGTCGGATCAGGCGAGCTTCGGTGGCATGGTTGATTAGCCTCGAGATCGCAGCCGAGTTGCGATCTAGAACGCCTAGCCGGTGGCGAAGGGTGGAATTTGTCATGGGCGAGTTCTCGACAAACCGCAGCACGCAATGCTGATAGCACGCCCTTAGCTTTTCATCGCGATCCATTTTCGCAAATGGCTTTTTCGAGAAGAGCGTCACCTTCGTATTTCCGCAGTCAACCCTAATACTTGGGGCCGGGAGGTGAAATTGCTCAACTGCGCTTACGATCTTATCGACGCCGCTCCCGCGCTCCTCGCAAATCCGCATTCTCCTGAGAAGCGACGCAACGTTCTCATTTCTTGAACGGGGAGGCATGTCGATGAATCTATCAACGGCGATAAGCGGCTCACCAGGATTTGTAAACTCGATTCGATCGCGGAAAACTTCTATAGTTGGACCTGCACCCGCTATCGAAAAATCTTGGTGGATTAACGCATTCGCCGCAAGCTCCCTAATCGCAATTGGGGGATACGATTTCTTATCCTCCCTCATTGCACCGCTGTACTCTTCCGTCTTTGGTAGAATAGACTCCATGTGACTGACTAATCCACGAAATCCAACTGCATATCCACGCGCCCCTTCAATTTCGCCGATCGCTTCTGTGCGGCTTCTTCCTGCATATTGGACAACGCGAATTGCTTTCCGCTTCACGCTTGGAAAATCAGAGAGGTGTCGAGCTAGCAGGATGGCAGCAATATTTCTAATATTCCACATTCCCCCAGGAGTTCTATCGATCAATCCATCGGCCTCAAGTACCTCCAAGACTCTATCTGAATTCTTGGGTGCGGAAGATTGGAGGAGACTGAAGTAAGCCTCACAGTCGAGGAGCTTTACAACGTTGCCGCCACCCACATTTGTATCAGCTGCCGCACGCTCCCATACGAATGGCTTTAAAGCTCTGATCAGCTCGACTTCGCGTTGCGGGTAGTCGGATAGCTTGGGAGTTCCGCTTCCTACTCGTATGTATGCAATATGATTGAATTTGGTCGGGGCATCCATCGCCGCAGGAATTTCAAGGACGACGACTGCTCGCCCTGACATCGTCACTGAACGGAAATGAAAGCTAATCGATGGCTGCAGACAGCTTGCCAGCCACACTGTCAAAAGTTGTCCGCCCTTCTTCTCTTCTTTCGGCTTAAATGTTGTTCCTACGATTTCACCGGTATCGTCGGCAACACCCCATACTATGTAACCACAGGCGCGCCCAGCAATTGCGGCAGAATTTGAGACAGCCGAAACCAGCACGCCAATACGCTGTGGGTCGCAGTTGTTAACCTTAAATTCTGCCGTTTCACTTTCCCTATTGTCGATTATATCAAGAATGACACTTTCAATTGTTTGGTTTTCCATGGCGCTAAATGTCTAGGGGCGACGCTCGGCCCAGCGTCGTTCTATTTGTGGCGGATGAGCGGGGCCGCAGCAATAGCTGTGAGATTGAGCGAGCAGCATTTCTTCCCGTCGATCTACCTCCCACGCCCCCCACTTCCCGATGGCGGACCGGCCGGTCAAAGCTGCCTTGGTTCACCGCTAAGGCGCTACCCATTGCACGCGCACCCCGGCCCGCTCCGACATGCCCGATCCCTCGCAATGCAGGAGTTTCCGCACGCCTTGCCCTTGCCGCACACCTTGCAGCACGCCGCAGCGATCACCGGAGCGCCAGGAACCGGCGTCATCGGCGGCGCGCCCGGCGCGGCGAGCCCCAGCAAGAGCGCAAGTGCGAGTAGCTTCATGGGCCCCTCCCCATTCGTGGTTGAGGGAAAGATAGCCGGGTTCGGCCGAGAGTCCAGGCTGTCGGATAGGTGGAGATGGCTCACTGCGTGAGCCACTCGGCCTCGATCGCTAAGATCAGGGGCCCTTCCCGACGAGAAGTCGGCTGGAACCCACCACGCTCCCTACTTTATGAGATTGGAGAAAAACAAATATACAGCAATTCCTAGACCGATACCTACAAACCTAAAGAGTTGTGCAAAAACAAAATGCCAAGCGAAAGACCAGAACCCAGGCTCATCAAATTCGTTCAGATATACATTCTTAACATCATCGACGGCATATTTCCGTGCAGCCTCCCAATTGATTTCAATGCTCTCCTCACCAATCCCATTTTCCTGCATCATTCGCTCGGCGAACTTTCTCGATGTTAGGTGGTCCAGCCACAGACTGCGCTGGAGATCCGCCAACTCTGCCGAGATCGCGGTCGCTACAACGCGCAAGGTCGCCACAATCGTAGCTGTGCCCAGAAGGATAAGTACAGCATAGTTAGTCGGCAGAACGATAAACGCCCACAGCAGAAAAATACAACCCACGAGCCATGCCCAGATTGCAAGACTCAAAATCTGGCGATTTCGCTCCTTCAAGTGAATGACTGTCACAGCGATTGCCCCTCTACCGCCTCGCGTACTTCCCGACGACCCGATGGCACACCGGCCAGTCGACGCGGTGCTCCTCGAACTCGAGGTGGGGGTTGAACTGCTCGAGCTTCCAGACGCGGTCGTTCCAGCCGAGCACGTTCTTGATGATCGCCTCCGCCTGCCCGTCCGGCGGGGTGTGGTAGAGCACGTGCACCTCGTCACGGGCCGGCGGCAGGCCGGGATGGACGAGGGCCATGTCGCCGTGGCGGTAGGCCTTGGCGAGCGAATCCCCGACGATCAGGATCGCATAGGCGCCGCGGACGCCTTCGAGGACCGACGGCCACTTCACGTGCTCGACGGCGTCGAAGGTGACGATCATGTGGCCGTTGCCGCCCTCGGCCGCGGCGTAGACCGGGAAGCCGCCGGGCCCGACGAGCTTCTCGCCCGGGATGATCTCCGGGCGGAAGGCCCCGAGCGACTGGAGGTCAGGATCCAACTCCCCAAGGCTGACCCCGAGAGCCCGCGCAATCTGCGGCAGATGCTTGCTCTGCGCCGTCTGCCCGCTCTCGATCTTCGCGATGGTGGCCTGACTGACCCCGACGCGACGGGCGAGCGCGCTCTGGCTCAAACCAGCCCGTTCCCGGTGCTCGGCAATTTTCGTCCCGACGCTCATGGGTGCCTCCATATCACAAAAGTTATAGGAGCCATCTATTCCTTTAGTTGTTGACAAATCATTACCAAGGGTATCGACTGCGGCTCATGCAGACGGACCCGATCTCACGAGCCATCAAGTTCTGTGGCAGCCAGGGCAAGCTCGCGGCCGCCGCGGGCGTGTCGCAGCCGGCGATCTCGAAGGCCTGTCGAACCGGCAGGGTATCGGTAGAGCTCGCGCATCGCATTTCGCGGGCGACTCAGGGGCGTGTCCCGGTCGAGGATCTTCGCCCCGACTTCTTCCCGCCGAGGGCCGGCGCCGATGGTACATTCCTCGCCCCCGCAGCCCCCGCCCCTCGCGCGCATCCCGCTCCTAGCGCACAGCGCACGTGCACGCACGTAGCGGGCGCGTCGGGCGCGTGCGCGTGCGTGGCCGGCGGATCGGAGGCGGCCGATGGCTGACCCCGTCCACCTTGAAACCCGAACCGAACGCGCCTGGGCCGAGTACTGCGCCGCCGCCGAGCGGGCGCAGCGGACCCGCGACATCGCCGATGGCGTCGAGGCAGGCCGCGCATGGTCTCGCTTCGTCCTCGAATTCACCCCCGCCTCCGAACGGCCAACACTTCAAGGTGGTCAATGAGCGTGCATCCGTTGCGCCCTATCGAGATCCCGGAAGCCGTCATCGAGCTTGAGCGCAGGGTGCTCGGCGTGCTCATCGGGCACCCCGACGAGTTGGCCGCCTGCGAAGATCTGGACGCCGCCGATTTCGCCATCGCCGAGCACGGCATCATCTTCCGCGAGATCGCCGATGCGGTGCGCTCCGGCCGCGGGATCGAGCCGCGCCTCATTGCCGCCTCGGTCGGTGTGCGGACGATCGCCGACCTGACGCCGAACCAGTACCTGCTTCGGATCATGGCCGATGCGCCAGGCTCGATGATCGAGTTTCCGACGCACGTGCGATCGGTCCGCGATGCCGCCGACCGGCGCCGGATCATCGATGCTGCGCAGACCGCCATTTCCCGCGTGCAGGCGGCGTCGTGGAGCGTCGCGCCGGCCACCATCGCATCCGAGGTGATCGGCGCGCTCGACGGCATCGTGAGCGCGCGGGCGAGCCCGCAGACACGCCGATCGACCCTCGGCGCCGCCGCCGATGCCGCGCTCGCCGACATCAACGAGCGCCGCGCCGCCGGCCGGCAGCTCGTCGGCTGCACATGGGGGCTCCGCGAGATGGACCGGGCGACGCTCGGCATGGCTCGCGGCGACTACATCGTCCTTGCGGGCCGGCCAAGCATGGGCAAGTCGGCGGTGGCGCTGTCGGCCGCGCTGGCCGCAGCCCGATCCGGCGTCGGCGTGGCCTATTTCTCTGCGGAGATGACCAGCGAGCAGCTGGCGCTTCGGGCGCTCACCGACGCATCGTGGATCAACGACAGCCCGATCGCCTATTCCGAGGCACACCGCGCCGCGATCGATGACCGCCAGATGATGCGCCTCCTCGAGGCGTCTCCGAAGCTCGCGGGGATGCCGCTCGTCGTCGATCCCCAACCCGGCCTCACCGTCGCGCAGATCTCGACCCGCGCCCGCCGCATCGCCCGCGAAATGGAGCAGGCCGGGCACACCCTCGGGCTCGTCGTCATCGACCACATGGGGCTCGTTCGATCCTCGAACCGCTATGCCGGCAACGTCGTCCAGGAGACCAAGGAGACGTCGAACGCGCTCAAGCCGCTCGCCAAGGACCTGGGCGTTGCGGTGCTCGCGCTCTGCCAGCTGAACCGATCGACGGAGACCCGCGAGGACAAGCGGCCGAGCCTCGCCGATCTGCGATGGTCCGGGTCGATCGAAGAGGACGCGGACACGGTCGTGGGCGTGTTCCGAGAGGCCTACCACCTCGAGCGCAAGGCGACGCTGACCGATGACGAGGTCGTGCGCCTCGACCGCGCCCGCAACACGATCGAACTGCTCATCCTGAAGCAGCGCATGGGACCGACGAAGACGGTGGTGGCGTTCGCCGACATCGCTTCGAACGTCGTCCGCGACTTGGAGAGGTACTAGGCCGTGCGGGACTACGGGAAGGTCGCGCCGTCCTTCTGGACAGGCGACACCGGGCGCCGGCTGCGGTCCGATCCCGATGCGCAGCGTATCGCCCTCTACCTCATGACCGGCCCGCACTCGACGATGTCGGGGGTGTTCTACTGCCCCGCCATGTACATCGCGCATGAGGTCGGATTGACCTTGGAAGGGGCTTCGGAGGGGCTTCGAAGGCTCTCGGAAGCTGGATTTTGCGTCTACGACGAGGCGTCGGAGTGGGTCTTCGTCGTCGAGATGGCTCGATACCAGATCGGCGATGCGCTGAGCCCGTCCGACAACCGCGTGAAGGGCATCCGCGCGGAGGTGCCGAAGATGCCGGAAGGCGTGATCCGACAAGCGTTTATCGACCGGTACGGCACCGCCTTCAACCTCGGCGAGGTGGCGTCGGTATCCCGTCTCCGAGCAAGGGGCTTTGAAGGGGCTTCCGAGCCCCTCCGAAGCCAGGAGCAGGAGAAGGAGCAGAAAAGAGAAGAGGTAGAGGCTGCGTCTGGCGACGCATCCGCCCATCCCGACGAAGCTCCGCCGACCAGTCCCCCTCCCCGGTCGACCAAACGCGGCGGCCGCCTTCCCGACGACTGGCAGCCGTCACCCGAGAACCTCGCCTACGCCGAGGCGCAGGGCTTCACGGCCACCGAGACGGGGCGGATGGCCGAGAGGTTCCGGAACCACTTCCACTCCGCGGCCGGCCAGAAGGGCGTCAAGCTCGACTGGGGCGCGACCTGGCGGAACTGGGTGCTCTCCGATGCCGACCGGCATGGACGATCACCGCCGGCGCCGTCGGCGGCGTCCACAGCGAACCGCGAGATGGCCGAGTTGCGCAAGCTCGATCCGCCGGACTGGCCGCCGGGGATTGCCCCATGCGAGTTCGTCCGCCGGAGCTACGTCGCCGGGAAGTGGCTCGGAGCGTGGGGGCCGGAGCCGGACAGCAGCGGGTGCCGCCTCACGGCCGAACAGCGGCGCGACATGCTCGTCAGCCGGTTCGGTCCGGACGAAGCCCGGCGCCACGTGCCGGGTTTGTTCGCGGCAGCAGCGTAGGAGGCCGGACATGGCCAGGAAGACGGCAACCGAACGGGCGGCGGCGGCGAAGAAGCTGGTGGATCGGCACTCGGCCGCGGTGCAGCGCGCCAGGGTGGATCTCGCGAAGGCCGAGGCGGCCGGAGACGATGCGGCCATCGCCGAGGCGCGGGCGAAGGTCGCCAAGGCCACCCGGTGGCGGCTGGCAGCGCGGGAGCGGGTCGCGCGCTATGCGCCGATCGCGACGCTCGACGGCATCGGCGCCCGCGTCGAGGCGAAGGCTGCTGCCGCGGCGCCGATCGCGCGCGCTGCCGACGAAGCTGCAGCGAAGGCCGAGCGCCAGCGCGAGCGCGCCAAGGCGCCGAAGCCCATCAGCAGCGCCAGCATCGTCGTGATGGTGCCCTCGCCGTGGTCCAAGAACCTCGACAGCGCCGAGATGCGGGTATCGAACCCGATCAAGCAGCTCGCCCGCCGCGGCGACATCGACAAGCGCCAGGCGCGCGCTGCGGCGTGGTTCAGATCCGTCGTCGAGGCTGCTGAGGCCGGCGGCGTCGGCTGCATCGATTACTCAGCCATCCGCGTCGATACCTCGACCCGAGGCGGCGCGCCGATCATGGATGACGTGCTCTCGGCCATGGAAGATCACAAGCGCGCCGCGCAGGCACTCGGCCTCATCGGCTACAGGATCGTCCGGGCGGTGGTCTACGAAGGGCGGACCTGCGCGGAGGTCTCGGCAACGTGGCCGACTGCAACAGTGGTGAACGGATCTCCGGACCGGCAGACGCGCGAGTTCATCGGCCGCGCGCTGCGCGAAGGTCTATCGCTTCTCGACCGCGAGTTTTGCCAGCCGCTCGACCCGACGCGGAACTACGTCGAGCGTCGCATGTCGACGGCTTGACTTTGCGGGATCATCGGGGCATCTTGCCTATGCGTGAGCAGTGTGCCTGATGCGCCTAAGTCGCCGACTTTCCAGCCCCGCCCGGCACCCGAGCGGGGCTTTCGATTCAGAGATCGACGCGGCCGTTCCAAGGGGAGGCACCCCCGATCGGGATGGTAAGAGCCGATGCCCGGCCGCCGCGTTGTCGAGCTTCTTGGGACGTCTGCCGTGTTCGATCCGGTCAGGCCGACCGGTTAGAGGGCCACTCCCAACTCCGGGCAACTCCGCTCAAGTCCGTAAGCCTGCCGTGGCCTGAGAACGACGCTTGCGATATACCGATGGAAGGCTCGCTTCCGGCGAATTTCCGCCGCGGAGCGCCGACCATGGGGGCTCAATGCGTCGACTTCTTCAGGCCGCTCTGGCGGTCGCTATCCTAGCCACGTCGGCGCCCGCGCTTGCGGACATCGAAATTCACAAGAACTTCAAGCAAGCCGATCCGGACGACTTGCGCGGCATGCGCGTCCTCTCCGGCGAATGGAGCGTGAGAAAGGACATCGGGGCTTTCCCGACCAGCGCGCCCGCGGGTCGCCCGGCGGCGATCTCGCTCGGCGACTTCAACGTCAAGTTTTTCGATCTCGTCTCTCGCTTCACGTTCGACACCTCCGCCGACGAGATCGGCGTCATCATCGGCGACCCGAACGGCGAGGGAACGCGGCCGAGCTACTATGTCAGCCTGAAATTCTATCGTTTCGGCCGCGAAACCGGTGTCCTCACGTCCGTCGGTACGGTCCCGACCGGCTTCCTGGAAGGCGCAAACCGCTCTCCTCCGATGAACGTCGGTCCCGCACAACCGGTGCCCCCTGGGCAGGAGGTCATCATACGCATCAAGGGGCCGGACCAATGGGACAGCTTCTCCATCTACGGCCCCGGCCTGAGTGTCGGCTTCGACCGCTCGATGACACAGCCGATGGGGAAGCTCACCTTCTTCTCGTTCCGGAACGATCCGCGAACGCCGTTCGGGATCGCGCGTTTCGACCTCACCGGCTCGGGCCCCCCGGTCACCCGGAGCCACAAGAACCCGAGGCTCCGTCGGCATATCCTCGGGCTGATGGAGTGACGAAGGATGCGTCTCGGATATTGGCAAGGCTCTGGTCCGCGTGATTGTTGCGCGGCCTAGCAGACTAGAGGCCGGCAGCCCTGGCATAGCACCTCCTCTTGGTTGAGGGGATCGTACCAGACATTGCTTCCGGTGGAAGCTCGAGGGCCTAGGTCTCGGTGATCGCGTGCAGCTTCAGTCGAAGGAAGGCCGCTATCTCCTTCGCCTCGTGAATTGTCGTTCCATCTGGCAGATCGAACCCGATCGTCCGCTGGAATGTGGCGAGTGTGTCGCCAGAGAGCGGCTCAAGCACGATGAACGGCCGACCCGACGGATACTCAGACACTCGCCAGTGGGTTGTGGCCTGTTTCGTCATCGGCCTTCCTCCATCGCGGGGCCGCTGATGAGGGGACTGCTGCGGCGCCTTGATCGACAGGAGCGTGATGCGTGGCGAAAGGCAACCGCCATCGAGAAGCACAGGCATTAGCCACTCAGGCGCCGCGTCCTTCGTCCCGCACCCGCGGCTACAACGCCCGATGGGAGAAGTCCCGCCTCACCTACCTCGCCCATCACCCACTCTGCACCAAGTGCGAGGCCTCCGGCCACGTGACGCCGGCTACCGTCGTCGACCACATCATCCCGCACCGAGGCGACCAGGCGCTGTTCTGGGATACCGCCAACTGGCAGTCGCTCTGCAAAGACCACCACGACAGCACGAAGCAGCGGGAAGAGCGGCGCGGCTACGTCGCCGGCAGTGATGCCGCCGGCCGGCCACTCGATCCTGCGCATCCATGGAATCGGGGGGCACCATGACGAAGGTCACCACGACCGAGGTTCACGAGCGCCGGCACCGCCGGATCATCGACCGCGACGAACTGCTCTCGCTCGTCTCCTCTACGGTCTGCAACGAGCTCGGCCTCGGCATCAAGGCGGTGGTCGACGTGGTCGAGGACCTGCTCCCCTCCGCGGCTCCCTCCCCTGCCAAGCCCGGCCCCGGGGGTGGGTCGAAACTCTAAGGCGATCGGGTCCCGGACCGGCGGGTCACCTCCGTTCGCACCGAGATGAGTTTCAGACGGAAAAGTTGAGGGCACCCCGGAGGGGTGAAGCGCATGAACGTTGTCGAGGGGGCGGGTGAGATCGTGCCGGAGCCGGACTGGTCCTCGCTGCTCAACGACGTGCTCGAGATCGCCGCCGCGCAGGAGCACTGGCGCCGGGTCGTCTCCGAACTTCGCGACCGCGATCTGCTAGCGCCGGCGAACGCCCATGCGATGCAGCGGCTCGTCTGCGCCTACCTGATCTTCGACCGCGCCTCGCGAGAGGTCGCCGAGCACGGCGCCGTGACGAAGCCGCGGCGGGGCAACAGCAAGGCCATCGCGCGGGTCAGCCCGCACTTCACGGTGATGCGCGAGGCCGGCAGCGATGCGGCGGTGATCGAGGCCGAGCTCGGCCTGTCGCCGCGGCGGCGCGGTGCGGTGACCAAGGTGGAACGTGCCAAGAAAGCGCCGCGCGCCGCTGACCGCTTCCTCCGCTCGGTATCCTGACGACCCGACGACGGCCTATGCCGTCGCGGTGGCGAGCGGGCGCCGGCCGGATGGTGAGGCTGCAGGCGAGATCGAGATCGCCGCTGCGCGCCGACACCTGAGGGATCTGGACACGGGGGGCGATCGCGGCCTGCGGTGGGAGCCGGACAGGGCCGAGCATGCGCTCGCGTTTCCGCCGGTGATGCTGACGATCACGGAAGGCGCGAAGGTCGGACTGCCGTTCAGTCTGCTGCCCTGGCATGTCTTCGTCGTCGGCTCGCTGTTCGGCTGGCGGAAGACAAGCGGGCGGATGCGCTTCCGCTCGGCATGGCTGGAGACCGGCAAGGGCCAGGCGAAGTCGCCGCTGATGGCGGCGATCGGCCTCTACATGACCGGCTTCTACGGCGTGCAACGGGCGAAGGCCTTCGCGATCGGGCAGGACAAGCAGACGGCCAACGTCCTTTTCAAGGATGCCGTAGCCATGTGCCGGGCGCGGATCCCCGATCCGGATCCGGAGGTCGAAGACACTCTCGTCAGCCTCGGCCACGTCCTGATCCGAGGTGAAGGCGACAACGCCTGGAAGATCGAGTTCCCGGCGACGGACGCGCTGTTTCAGTCCCTCGCCAACGGGGAGTCGCCGTCGGGTCCGAAGCCGACCCTGGTTGCGGCCGACGAGATCCACGAATTCAAGAACAGCACGTCCATCGAGATCTGGAAGAACGCCATCGCCAAGATGCCCGGCGATGCGCTGATGCTGCTCGGGACGAACACGCCGGCGTCGACACAAATCGTCGGCACCGAGTACTCGGAGTTCTATCAGAAGGTCGCCCTCGGCGAGATCGAGGACGACGAGGCCTTCGCCTTCGTCGCCCGCATCGACAAAGCCGACCGGGAGACCGTCTTCGACAACCCGGCGTGCTGGTCGAAGTCGCTGCCGGCGCTCGGCGTCACGTTCCCCCGAGAGAACATCGAGGGGATGGTGAAGACGGCGAAGTCGCTGCTGTCGACCTCGCTGTCCGTGAAGCGGCTCTACTTCGGCGTGCCGATAGGCTCGACCGACTTCTGGATCGCCGAGGAGGCTTGGTCCGCCGTCCAAGGCAAGGTCGACGTCGCCTCGCTCAAGGGGCGTCCCTGTTGGCTCTCGCTCGACCTGTCGAAGAAGAACGACCTGACGGCCCTCACGGCAGTGTGGATCGGCGAGGACGGGCGCCTCTACGCGAAGACCTGGTACTGGACGACGAAGGATGGCCTGGCCGACCGATCGAAGGCCGACCTCGTGCCCTATGATCAGTGGGCCGAGAAGGGCTTCATCGCTCCGGTGCCAGGCGCCGTCATCGACAAGACGTTCGTGGCGGCCGAGGTGCAGCGGCTCGTCGCCGAGCACGACGTCCAGTTCCTCGCCTTCGACCCTGCCGGGATGGCCGACTTCATCGCCGCTTGCGAGGAGATCGGCTTCCCTGTCTGGCGTTGGAAGGGGCCGGGTGAACCCGAGGGGCAAGGACTGAAGATGGTTGCCCACACACAGGGCAAGCAGGTCCGCTTCGAAGATCGCCAGCTGACGATGCCGCGCTCGATCGAGCGCCTCGAGGACGCAATCCTGACGAGGACGATCACAGTCGACTCCTCTCCGGTGACCTATTCGTGCGCTGCCAACGCCCAGATCGACAGCGACGGGCAGGACAACCGAGCCTTCGACAAGAAGCGCTCGCGCGGCCGGATTGATGGCGTCGTCACGCTGGCGATGGGGGTCGGGGCGGCAATGACGGACTTCAGCGAAAGCCTGCCGGCCTCGTCGCCGTGGGACGATCCGGAGTTCTCGCTGATGGAGGCCACCGAATGAAGTTCCTCGGCCTCGACATTCGCCGCGAGACCAGGTCGTCGATCGAGGACCCGCGCGTCCCGGTGAGCGCCGAGAACTTCCTGCAGTTCTTCGGCCTTGGCTCCGCGAACTTGCCGAACGTCACGATCGACAGCGCGCTCGCGGTGCCGGCCGTGTGGGCCGCGGTCGCCTTCCTGTCGCGGACGCTCGCGAGCCTTCCGCTCCATGCCTTCCGCAACACGAAGGAGGGACCTGTCCGGATCAGCGGCAAGCTCGAAACGGTGGTGCACGAGAACCCGAACGACGAACAGGATGGGTTCAAATTCCGCGCCTACTTCTGGCAGCAGGTGTTCACTGGCGGCCGCGGCTTGGCCTGGATCGAGCGCACGCCGACGGGCGTGGAGGCGCTCTGGCCGATGGATCCGAAGCGGGTCCAGATCAAGCGCTCCGGCGGCCGGACAACCTATCGGTTCGACAGCAAGGAATACCCCGCAGCCGACGTCATCGACGTGCCGTTCATGCTGCGGGCCGACGGCCTGCGCCATTACGGCCCGATCGCGATGGCCGCGAAGGCGATCCAGCTCGCGCTCGCGATGAACGACTATGCGAGCACGTTCTTTGCCGGCGGCGGCGTTCCCCCGCTCGCGCTCTCCGGACCGCTACCGCAGGGGCCCGAGGCACTGAAGCGCGCCATGGCGGACATTCACCGGGCGATCGACGCGGCGAAGAGGAGCGACAAGCCGATCTTCCCCATGCCGCCCGGGCACGAGCTCAAGCAGGTCGGCTACGACCCCGAAAAGGGCCAGATGACCGAGGCGCGGCGGTTTCAGGTCGAGGAGATCGCGCGGACCTACCAGCTGCCGCCGGTGTTCCTGCAGGATCTCAGCCGGGCGACGTTCTCGAATGCCGAGCAGCAGGATCTGCACCTCGTCAAGCACTTGATCGGTCAGTGGGCGCAGGCGCTCGAAGGCGAGATGAACCTCAAGCTGTTCGGTCGGTTCAACAGCGGCCGGTTCGTCGAGCACAACCTCGACGGCCTGATGCGCGGCGACTTCAAGTCCCGGATCGAGGGCATCGTCCGCGGCGTGCAGGGCGGGTTGCTCACCCCGAACGAAGGCCGCGCGCTGGAGAACCGGCCGAAGCACGCCAATCCGGCGGCCGACGAACTGTTCGTCCAGGGGGCGACGGTCGTGCTCGGCACGGCGCCCGCGAGTTCCTCCGCCGCCGGCTCGCCGCCGGGCAGCCCTTCCGACGAGGATGGACCGAAGCCATGACGACGAAGCCCGAGGCCGAAAAGCGCTCGCTGCTGTTCCCGGTCGAGCACCGCGAGGATGGCGCCAAGGTCACCGTGGCGGGCTATGCCGCCGTCTTCGGAACGGTCGCCGACATCGGGGGGGCGTTCCGAGAGGTGATCGAGAGGGGCGCCTTCACCGAGACGCTGAAGACGGCGGACGTCCGCGCCTATTTCGGACACGACCGGACGCGGCTTCTCGGCCGTTCCTCGTCGGGCACGCTGCGGCTCAAGGAAGACGCGAAGGGCCTCGCGGTCGAGATCGACCTCCCTGACACCTCGTCGGGGCGCGACGTGCGCGAGCTCATCGCGCGCGGCGACCTCACCGGCATGTCGTTCGGCTTCATGGTCACCCGACAGGAGTGGGACGAGACCGGCGATGTGTCGACGCGGACGATCAAGGAAGTCGAGCTCTTCGAGGTCTCGATCGTCTCGGAGCCCGCCTATGACGGGACGTCGATCGCCCTGCGCTCGCTCGACGAGGCGCGGCGGGAACGGCGCCAGCACAACTTCAACGCCGCGGCCCGGCGCCTGCGGCTGAAGGCTGACCTGGACCTGAGGGTCCGGAGTAAAGCGTAAGGCGCTCGCCTTCGCCCAATCCCATCAACGGCCCGCTTCGGCGGGCTTCTTCATGGAGATGAGCATGAGCGCGAAGCTCAAGGAACTGCGTGAGCGCCAGGCGAAGATCGTCGCCGAGGCCCGCGAGCGGCTCGACCTGATCAGCGCGACGACCGACGAGGCGCGCGCGAAGGAGCTCGAGGGTCAGCACGACGCCGCGATGGCCGAGCACGACCGCATCGAGCGCCAGATCGAGCGCGAGGAGCGTGTCGCCGCGATGGAGGCGAAGGCCGCCGAGCAGCGCGCCAAGAACCGGCCGGCCGGGTCGGACGGCGAGGCGGGCGGCCAGGACGAGGGCGCCAAGCCCGAATACCGGGCGGTGTTCGCCAAGGTGATCTGCGGTGTCGACATCTCCGAGCTCGAGCCCGAGGAGCGGGCGGTTCTCCGCCAGGGCACGGCGAAGTTCGAGGCGCGCGCCCAGACGGCCGGCACCACGACCGCCGGCGGCTTCACCGTGCCGACCACGCTCGCGGACTTCATCATCCTCTCGATGAAGGCGTGGGGGCCGATGTACGACGAGGCCATCTGCACCCCGATCAACACCGCGAGCGGCAACTCGATGAAGGTGCCGACGGTCAACGATACCGCGTCCACTGCCGAGGCGCACACCGAGGCGACCGCGCTCACCGACGACGGCGGCAAGGACGTCGTCTTCGGGCAGAAGTCGCTCGACGCCTACGCCTTCGACACCGAGTTCATCCGGTGGTCGTGGGAACTGGACATGGACTCCATCTTCAGCATGGAGACCCTGCTGGGCGCGCTGCTCGGCGAGCGGCTGGGGCGCATCGCGAATTCCCAGCTGACGACCGGCACCGGCTCGTCGGCGCCGAACGGGATCGTCACGGCGTCGACGCTCGGCAAGACGGCCGCGGCGACAGCGGCGATCACGTGGGACGAGATCATCGACCTCGAGCACTCGGTCGATCCCGCCTATCGGGCGTCGCCGAAGGCCCGGTACATGTTCAACGACACGACGCTGAACGCGGTCCGGAAGCTGAAGGACGGCCAGGGCAACTATCTGTGGCAGCAGGGCGATGTGCAGAAGGGCATCCCCGGCAGCTTCAACGGCCGGCCCTACAGCATCAACCAGGCGATGGATTCGCTCGCCGCGGCGAAGAAGGTCATGCTGTTCGGCGACTTCTCGAAGTACTTCGTCCGCAAGGTCGGCTCGCCGATCATCGGCGTGCTTCGCGAGCGCTTCTGGCCCGACATGGGCATCGCGGGCCTCATCCGCTTCGACGGCGAGCTCGGCGACACGGCCGCCGTGAAGCACCTCATCACCGCCGCTTCGTAACGCCTCGTCGGGGTGACGCTCCGGGCGGCCTTCGGGCCGCCCGGCCTCACCATGGAGATCGACATGAAGATCAGGATGCTGGTGAGCCTCGCCGGCGGCGACTTCGTGCTGTCGCCCGGTGACGAGACGGACCGCTTCGGTGACGCCGAGGCCGGGCGCCTCGTCGAGGCCGGCTACGCGGTGCCGGTCCGTGACGCCGAGGATGCCGAGACCGCGACGCGCGATCCGGCGCCGGAAACGACGACCAAGCCCCGCGTCCGGAAGCCGCGCGGATGACCCTCGTCCTCGTCACCCCGCCGGCGGTCGAGCCGCTCACGGCCGCAGATGTGCGGTCGCGGCTCGGCTTGCCGGACAGCGTTTCGGACGCGGTTCTTGGCGCGCTGATCACATCGGCTCGGCAGGAGATCGACGGTTCGGCGGGGTGGCTCGGCCGGGCGCTCATCAATCAGACGTGGGATCTGCTGCTCGACGGGTTCCCGTGCGAGATTCGGTTGCCGCTGCCGCCCTATCAGTCGGTGAGCGAGATCGGCATCACGGACGCCGAGGGCGAGGAGACGATCGTCGCGCCGTCGGCCTATCGCGTGCTGCCCGGCACCCCGGCTCGGATCATTCCGGCCCGCGCCGCCGGCGGATGGCCGTCCGGGGCGTCCGGCCAGCAGTCGGTGCGGGTTCGCTTCGTCGCGGGATATGGCGCCGCCGGCACCGACGTTCCCGAGCCCATCCGTCAGGCGATCGTGCTTCGGGTCGGCTACCTCCGCTCGCTGCTGCGGCCCGACGCCCTGCTGCGGCGCGAAGAGGTCACCGGCGTTGGGTCGTGGGACTGGACGACGTCGGACGTCGTCGGCATCTCCTACGATCGGGCGTGCTCGCTCTTGCTCGCACCGTTCCGGATCTTCTGATGCCCGCCGCGCGCGCGCTCGCGACCTATCGGCGGATGATCGAGGCCTTCGGCGAGACCGTCACGCTGCGCCGCCTCAACCCGTCACCCGAGCAGGCGACCGAGGTGACGATGCGGGCGCGGGTGACCAGCTACGATCCCGTCGATCTCGTCGAGGGGGTGCAGCAGGGCGAGCGGCTCGTCGTGCTCATGGCCGAGGACATCGGCTCGTTCCCGGTGCCGATCGAGATGAACGGCCGGGACCGCATCGTCATCCGCGGCGCAGTGACGACGCCGGTCGCGGTCGACGATTCGATGCGGCGGATCGGCGGCGTGCTCATCGCCTATGGCGTCCGGGTGATCGGGTGATGGCAGTCAGGTCGAGCCGGTCACCGGATCGCGCCATCTTCGCCTTGATCGACGATGAGTTGTCGCCGGAGGCGCAGAGCCGGTCGCTGGCGGCCGCGGCGCGAGAGGCGATCGACGAGGCGGCCTCGCAGAACGCGCGCGCCCTCGGGCGGGTGCCGCCGCACGAGACCACCGTCGACGGCCGCCTCGGCGCGCCGCTCGACAGCGTCTCGCCGCGGGGTGTGATCGTCGCCGAGTTCGACCTCTTCGAGGACATGCTGCAGTGGATCGGGCGGGCGCTCGTCGAGGCGTCGCCGACCCTCACCGGTCGCTACGCGCGCTCGCACGTCTTCACGGTGGACGGCGTCGAGATCGCGGCCGGCGCACCGCTGCCCGGCCGTTTCGAGGAGGCGGCCTTCGTGAACCTTCAGCCCTACGCGCGGAAGATCGAGCGGGGGCAGTCGGACCAGGCGCCCGACGGCGTCTATCAGGCCGTCGCCGTGATGGCCGCGAAGCGGTTCGGGAACCTCGCCCGGATCCGCTTCAGCTACCGCGCCCCGCTCTTCGGCGCGGTCGACGAATGGGCCGGCAAGACCGGCATGAAATCGCGATCGAAGGGCGCGCGACGGGCCGAGTGGCTGCGCCGGCAGCCGGCGATCGTCGTGACGCCGAGGTGACCGATGGCTGACAAGGCGGTCGTCGAGACGATCGAAGCGTTTCTCGCCCTCAACTGGGAGGCAACGCCGATCATCGGGACGAACACGGCTGGCACGGCGCCGACGGACGGCTCGCCGTTCCTGCGCGTCGAATACCCCTTCGCGCGCTCCGAACAGGTGACGGTCGGGGCGCCCGGGCAGAACCTCTTCCGCGAAGAGGGCGCCTTCCGGGTCGTTGTCATGGTGACCCGCGGCAGCGGCGACGACCAGGCACTCACCTGGGCCTCGACGATCGCCGCGCTGTTCCGCGGCAAGCTCATCGGCGCCGTCGAGACCTTCGCGCCGACCGTGTTCCCCGGCGGCCTCGAGGGCAACGGCAACTTCGCCGGTGCCGCCGTCGTCGTGCCCTACACGTTCGACCTCTTCGGCTGATCACCACTCACCAAGCAAAGGAGGGCCGCCATGGCCACCCCTTCGGGCGCGGCGACGCGCTTCGCCTACGTGCCGGAAGTGACGCCCGGCACGACCCCGGCCACGCCGGCCTTCCAGACCATGCGAGTGACCGGCGGCGGGCTCCGGCCGAACAAGACGACCGGCGTTTCGGAAGAGATCCAGCCGGACCGCAACGTCCGCGACGAGTTCCAGCTCTTCATGGCCGCCTCGGCGACCTATCCCTTCGAGCTCTCCTACGGGTCGATGGACGCGCTCTTCGCGGGGGCGGCCTTCGGCACGTGGGCGACGAACGTGCTGAAGAACGGCATCACGCGGCAGTACTTCACCTTCGAGGAGGCGATCTCGGCGCTCGCCTCGCCGTCGTTCGTGCGCGGCCCGATGGGCATGGTCGACATGCTGTCGCTCGACATCACCGCGCAGCAGAAGATCACCGGCAGCCTCACGGTGAAGGCCCAGACGATCGCCGTCGCGTCCTCGGCGATCTCGGGGGCGACCTACACGGCCGCCAACACCAAGGGCGTGATGACCGCCGCCGCGAGCTTCGGCGGGCTGTCGATCGCCGATCTCGCGCCGGCGCCGAAGCTCCGGCGCCTCACCCTGCAGATCCGCAACAACCTCGCCGACGTGCCCTATCTCGGCTCGATGGTCGGCGACGAGTACGCCGATGGCGACTGCGACGTGACCGGCGAGTTCGAGGCGCTGTTCGACGGCATCGACCTCTACCAGAAGGTGCTCGATCACGGCGGCGGCGCGATCTCGGCCACGATCGGCCAGACCGCGAACGAGAAATACACGATCCTCCTGCCGAATTCCGTCTTCCTCGACGGCGCGCATCAGATCGGCGGCAAGAACCAGAAGGTGATGATGCGGGTTCCCTTCCGCGCGAAATACGACGCGACGGAAGCGTGCTCGATCAAGATCACCCGGGCGGTGGCGTGATGCGCGACGTCATCATCACGACGGCGTTCGACTACTACCCCGACGGCAAGGTGCGCGAAGCGTTCGCCGTCGGTCGGCGCCTTCCGGTCGACGACGACCTCGCCGGCCAATGGGTGGCGAAGGGTCTCGCCCGCTACGCCGACGCGGTGGCCGAGGGTGTGGCGGACGAGGTTTCGGCTCCGAAGAAGAAGGGCACGCGGGAATGAAGCTCTCGAAGATCAGGTACGACGTCGACAAGGCCGAAGGCGGCGCGTGGGTCGATGTCCCGGGGACGCACTTCGCCGGCGTCTCGCTCAAGGTCCGCAGCCGCGGCACGGTCGAGTATCGCCGGCGTCAGCGTCAGCTCGAGGCGGGCGTCGCGCGGCGGATCGGCACGATGCTCGATCCGGAGGACGAGGACCGGATCGACGCCACGCTGCTGCATGAGCTCGTCCTCCTCGACTGGGCGGGCCTCGAGGAAGACGACGGAACGGCAATCCCCTACTCGCCGGAGCGGGCGAAGGCGCTGCTGTTCGACCCGTGCCTCGCCGCGTTCCGCTCGATTGTGCGGCTCGCCGCCGATATCCAGAACGAGCGCGGCCGGGCCGATCTCGCGGCCGACGTGGGAAACTGACCGCCGTCCTCGAATGGCACCTGGCGTGGGGCGAGCACGAAGAGTGGCTCCGTGCCGTCGCCAGCGAGGACGGCGACCCCGACGACGAGATCGCCGCCAAGCCGACGCTCCCCGATCACCTGACGGTCGAGTGGGGGGCGTTCTGGGAGCTCGGCACCGACCGGGCGTCCGGCCTCAAAGGCTCCGGTCCCATCCCCTTCACGGCGATCGACCGGTGGGCCGAACGGCACGGCATCGACGACGCGGAAGAGTTCGACCGGTTCGTGGCGTTGATCAGGGCCTTGGACCGGGTGCTGCTCGACCACTGGGCCGAACGCCGCAAGGCGGCAGAGGACGCAAAACGCTGACATGGCGACGCTCGACACCATCCGCAGGGTAACCGTGCAGGCCGCCGGCGCCGGCGACGTCGAGCGGCTGCGCGACGCCTTGCTCGACCTGGCCGACGCCGAGACCCGGGTCGGCGCGGCGGGCGAGGCGATGGGGCGCTCGACCGAGGGCACGGACCGGCGGATGCTGTCCGCCCTCCGCAGCTTCGAGGGATTGGAGCGGCGGGTCGATCCCCTGGCGCGCGGTATGCGGGACGTCGCGCGCGACCTCGGCATTGTCGCGACGGCGATGAACCAGGGCGCCGCCAGCGCCGAGCGGACCGGCACCGTGGTCGACGCTCTGCGGCAGAAGCTGCAGGGCCTCGGCACGGCCGGTGCATCCGTGGTGGACCAGACCGCCTTGAACCGGCTGCTCGGCGTGAGCGATGCGGTCGGAAAGTCCGCGTCGGAAGCCGCGTCGACCTTCGACACCGAACTGTCCCGCCTCGACGATATCGCTCGCCTGCGCGGCGCGGAAGCGGGCGCCGCGTTCCGCGACGGGCTCAACAGCCGACTGGGCATCGGCCAGCCGGGCGCGGCGGCCTCCGGAGCGACTTTCCAGGCGCTCGACGAGGAGATGCGGCGCGTCGAGATGATCGAAGGCGCCCGGTCCGCCCAGTTCGCCGTGTCGTCGCAGCAGGACGTCAATGACCTGTTCGGCATCGGTCGAGCCGGGGGCTCGGCGCGAGCCTCGGCCGCGGTGTTCGAGGATAGCATCCGCGAGGCGGAGGCGATGTCGGCTTCGGCCGCCCGCCTGCGGTCCGAGATCGACCCTGTCGGCGCCGCGTTCGACCGGATGAACGCCGCGCTCCTCGAGTATCAGCGGCTCGCCAGCGCCGGCGCAATCTCGACGGAAGAGCTCGGCCTCGCGCAGGGGCTGGCGCGGCGGCGCTTCGACGAGGAGGCGGCCGGAATCCGGGCGGTCGGCAAGGCCGGCCAGATGTCGACCGGCCATCTCGTCGGCATGCAGTACCAGTTGAACGACGTCGCCGTGTCGCTCGCCTCCGGGCAGAGCCCGTTCGTCGTGATGATGCAGCAGGGCATGCAGCTGTCGCAGATGTTCGCGCCCGGCACGTCGCTCGCGACGGCCGGCACGAACATTGCCGCCGGCTTCATGTCGATGCTGACGCCGATCAACCTGGCGGTCGTGGGCGTCGCCGCGCTCGCCGGCGGCGTCGGCTATCTGTGGTCGGCCTGGAAATCCGACGCGCCGACCATCGAGGACGCGCTCGAAAACCACACGAAGCTCATCCGCGAGCTTCGGGATGCCTATGGCGACGCGCAGGCCGCCGTCGAGGACTATGGCGGCCGGTCCCGCGAGGTGCTGCGCTTCCTCGTCGACGAGGAGGCCACGGCGCTGCGCCAGCAGAGTCAGCGCGGCGTCATCGGCCTC